CAACNGATTGGATTGTTCCGCTGAGTGATCATCCGCAACGCGCAGCGTACCTAACGTACCGCACTGCACTGAGGGATTGGCCTAGCACATCAGACTTTCCAGCTACAAAGCCCACACTAGGGAGCTAAACAATGGCAATTACACAGATTAAAACCACGGGTATTGCTGACGATGCAGTTACTGTGGCGAAAATGGCCGACAATAGCATTGATAGCGACCAGTATGTTGATGGCTCTATTGATACCGCGCACATTGCGGATAGTCAAATCACTGTAGCTAAGATGGCGGCAAACAGCATTGATAGCGACCAGTATGTTGATGGCTCTATTGATACCGCCCACATTGCGGATAGTCAAATCACTAGCGCAAAGATTGCAGACGGCACTATTGCTACAGGCGATATAGCCAATGATGCAGTTACAGCAGATAAAGTTGCTGACAATGCTATAGATGTGGCGCGATTAAATGTTTCTGACGGGAGTGCTGGTCAATCGCTTACTACAAATGGTAGCGGTGCTTTAGCTTTTGCAACAATTGGCGGTGCTTATAGTGATTGGACAGTCTTAACGTCTAATACTAATTTAGCCCATAAAGGGCAATATATTAGCAACAAGACTAGTGCCTTAACTCACACGTTACCATCTGGGTCGGCGGGTTCAACAGTAATCCTTAAAGCTACTGGTGGTGGTACTGTAACTATTGCACGAACTAGTAGTCAAAAACTTAACTCAGTAGACGCTAATGGAACATTGGAAAGCGGAAAGGCGACTCAACTTGTTTTTGTTGATGCAACCATTGGCTGGTTAGAAATTTAAAGGAGATAGAAAATGGCAGTAATACTAGGTGGAAACGATACGTTACCGCAAATTTCATTAACTCAATCACAGACTTGGGTGCCTCCTCAGGATGGGAATGTGTGTATTCATGTTATTGGTGCGGGGGGCAGCGGTAGTGCTGGCAATGGTACTCAATACGCCGGTGGAGCGGGAGGATACTGCAAAAAAAACAGTCTCGCAGTGACAACAAGCGGTAGCTATACAGTTGTCGTTGGCGTGGGTGGTATACGCAACAGCGGCGGCAGTGCAAACGGGGGAAATTCAACGGTTGCAGGTACTGGGCTGTCAAGCACCCTAACAGCCAACGGAGGCACTGGGGGCAGTAGCAGTTCTAGCGCGGGCGGCACGGCGGCAAACGGAGATGTAAATAACACCGGGGGGGCGGGTAATATGCCCGGTAGCAGAGGCGGCGGCGGGGCTGTTGGAATTTATGGCACGGGCGACTCTGGCTTTTCATATACTCGCGGCGGCGATTCAGACGCGCAAGGCGGCGAATCTGGATTTGGACATATTGGCGGCGGCGGCAAGGGCGGGATAGCAGCTTATATGGGTGCATCTCAAAACAGCAATCTGCCAATGTCACAGGCTCCTGATGCTAGCGGCCCCTTTGCAGGAGGCGGTTCAACTTTAGGAATTAATGGAAACACAATATTTTTTGGAGGCAACGGCGGCACAGGCGGTGGTGGTGGTGGTTGCTCGGCGGGTACTTCCATGATGGGTTCGGGCGGCGATGGCCTTGTACTAATCCAATACTTGCCATCGTAAAGGAGAATAATATGAGTAATTTATGGATAATAAAAGATGCTGACGGCAACGTAACTAATCCCCGCATCCGTGGCGAAGAGTCGTGGGTCAAAGCTAACTTTGATTATGTTGAAGCGTTTGTCGAGCCAACAATACCAGCCCCTACAGCAGAGGAAGAGGCGCGTATGTGGCGTGATATGGAGTTATCGTCAACCGATCAAGCAAGTCAAACACCGGATTGGCCGAACCGCAGTGATATATTGGCGTACCGAATTAAGCTGCGAGATTGGCCTAGTACGTCAGACTTCCCAGATACTAAACCTACACTTTAGGAGAAGACTAATGTGTACTAACGAAAACTGTACTTGTGATCCTTGTTTTTGTACGCCTACTTGTGAGTGTAAATAAGTATGGCAACAGTCAAAGAGGCTATTCTTCGTATAGAAGCTCACGAAAAAGAATGTGGGATACGTTACCGATCTATAGAAGAAAAACTGTCGGAAGGAAGCGAGAAATTTAAAAGATTAGAAATGATGCTTTGGGGCATCTACCCCTTTATTGTCGGAGTGTTTATAGCAGGGAAATTCTTATGAGCAAAAAAAGAAGTAAAAGAAATACTAAAGCATCTCTAAAAGCTTTACAGGCTAAAAGAAAAACGTACAGTAAAGGCTCTAGAGTTAAGAAAGCTCCGGGTGGATTTAATTTTTTGCCCCCTGAAACGCTTGAAGCTATACAAGCAAATTCTAGCGGTACAAAGGGCGGCCCTTCAGCAGGAATAGACCCTGCAATTGCAGCGCGTGTTGCGGGAGAAACTAAAGAAAAACAACCCGTTGATACAGGGACAGTTAAAACTCCTGATCCTGCGGCAGAGGTTACTGCAAAAAAAGAAGAGCCTTTACGCACAGGTCGTGTGTCAAGTGCTAATAACCCGCCCGCAGATTACACCGCAGGGCCACCTCCATCTCATATCTTTGTTCCGTATGGAAATATAGGTTGGATTAAAAGCCCATCGTCTACTGTAGATCCAGTTATGGGTGGTGGTGGTGGTGGTGGAAATAATAATGATGATAATGATGATAATGATGGGGAAGGCGGGAAAAAATTTCCTTCTCAAACAGAAACTGGTAGAGTAACTAATGAAGATGGTAGTGTAACTATAACTTATCAAGACGGAAGCACTAAGGTAATTCCTTTTAAAAAAGATTTAGGAAGCATAGATGTAACTCAAGAAAATGAGACAGATTCCCCGCGCATAGAAATAACGCCACCCGCTTCTCCTGAACTTACAGATGTAGAAGTACAAACTTTAAGACAACCAGTAGCTGTCTTAGATGAAGACGGTAATCCTACTTTTGATGCAGAGGGAAATCCAATAACAAGAATGGGAGTACCGGCAGATACTTTATCTAAAGAAGATGATATTAAAGAAATAGAAACGCAAACAGATGCTACAGCTAAGGAAGTAGTAGCACCAGATAATGTTGCTTCGACTGACGCTGCTCGTACAGCAGGAACACTTCAAAGTAAATTTGACAAAGGCCCAGATGGTAATTTTTTAGCTAACAAAATGTCAGCCGATACAGCTACAGCAGCTAAAGTAACAGCAGCACAAGGAGAACTTAGTCCTCAGTCTACTGCCGAAGCAGCAAGAGCAACTTTTACAGACGCTAATAAAGTTCAAACTGCAACAAGAGATTCAGCCCAAGAACAAGCATCACTGGCAGATAATGTTGAATTTCAAGAAGATGCTAGATCGCAAGTAGGTCAAGTTTCTTTTAGAGAAGATGTTGATGTTTCTCCTACACCAGAGGCAGAATTTCAAACGCGAGATGCAATTACAGATAATACTTTTGCAGAACGTGAAGCTAATCAAATTATAAATACGGCAGGATTTGAAGCAGCTAAACGTAGAACAGTAACAGGAGAAGCAGCTAAAGGCGCGGCAGCTACAATGCTTGCACAGGTAGGAGAGCTACCGCCTAAGATAACTGCCGTTATTGTTGAAGATCCTGCAACAGTTACTGCTCAAGTAGACGACGAGCCTGTAGAGATACAAGCTGCAATAGCTTCATTGCCAACAGAAGCTTTAGTTTCTTCACAAATGGAAACACTTCTTGCCGGTATGGACGAAGGTACAACACCAGTATGGGCTAGACCGGCTGTTGCACAAGTAGAAGCAATGATGGCTCAACGTGGTTTGTCTGCTTCTACAATAGCTAGAGATTCTTTATTTAATGCTATTGTTCAAACAGCAATGCCTATAGCTCAAAGTAATGCTCAAGCCCTTCAAGCAAGAGCAGCTCAAAATTTAAATAACCAACAACAAGCTAATATGTCTGCGGCTACTTTAGATATGCAACGCAGAATGGCTAATTTAAGTAATCAACAATCGGCAGAATCTCAGACAGCGCAGATGGCTCAACAAATGGCTACTCTTCAAAGTCAATACAGACAAGATGCTGTAATGACTTCAGAGCAAATAGCGCAACAAACTCGCGTTCAAAATCTTGCAAACCAACAAGAAACTGCAAAAATTAACGCAGCTAATCAACAACAGCTTAATTCTCAAGAACTTGGTAATGCTCAACAAATTGAACTAGCAGAAATGCAGTACATGAATGCTACAGAGTCTCAGAATATGTCGGCAGAGCAACAACAAAGACTTGCAGATTTTCAAGTTGCGGCAGATTTCTTAGCTAAGAATGCAGGATTTAAACAGCAAATGGATTTAGCTAATCTAACTGCGGAGCAACAAACAAAATTAGCAAACCTTACTGCATTAAATAAAGCAGGGTCAGAAAATTTATCCGCTGCACAACAAACAGAACTAGCTAATCTTAATACTAAACTTCAAACAAATCTTACTCAAGCTAAAATAGAACAAGCAATGGGTGTTGCACAGCTTAGTGTAGATCAACAAAGAGCATTAACAAACGCAGCAACAGTTGCTAAAATTGATCTTACTAAGTTCACTACTGAGCAACAAGTAGAACTTACTAATAGTAAATTTATGCAGACAGCTACACTTACTGACTTTAATGCTAGACAACAAAGTGCAATTCAAAATGCTACTACAATGGCTCAAATGGATATGCAAGCGGCTGATCTTTTAACTAAAACTAGAATTAGTAATGCTCAAAACTTTTTACAAATGGATTTGGCTAATCTTAATAATAGACAACAAGCAGCAGTGTTGGATGCACAAATGGAACAACAAACTTCTTTGTCTAACCAAGCGGCTCTTAATGCTGCTAAACAGTTTAATGCATCTTCTCAGAATCAAGTAGATCAATTTATGACAGGCCAAGCAAATCAAATAGAACAATTTAATACTTCACAAGCTAATGCAATGGCACAGTTTAATGAGCTTGAAACAAATAAATTAGCTGCTATTAATGCTAATAATTCTTTAGAAGCTAATAGATTAACTGCTCAACTAGAAACGCAAGTAAGTCAGTTTAATGCTGAAATTGAATTTAAAAGAGCTTCTTGGAATACTGCAAATGAACAAGCAGTTGCTCAAGCAAATATAGAATGGAAAAGGCAGTCTAATACTATAGATACTGCCGCGCAAAATGCAGCTAATGGTGTTAATGCTCAAATGTCTTATAACTTAACAATGGCTGAACAAAATAATCTTTGGCA